AAAGTTATGATGGAGGTATCAAAACATTCGTTCTGTTGATTTCTAAAAAAGAAGTCATATCCGCAAGTGTGTATTTTTGATAATGTTTTGATAATTCTTTAGGCATTTCGATATATTTAATTTCAATATCTTCATCTATTGTAATTGCCATCTCTTCAAAAGATGTTGCATAACCAGAACCTATATTATACGTACCATTCTTCCCCTTATGCATTAACGCAATAGTCATTTCCACCACATCGTCTACATGTAAAAAATCACGTCTAAATTCTGCTGAATCTTCAAACAATTCAACATACCCCTTATCTTCTAACTGGTCTCTCATCCAAGCAGTAGGGGATTTCATACCCTCCTTATGTTTTTCAAACTCTCCATCAGAGTAAACATTAAAGTATCTACATCCGATGATTTTAGAAGAAGCACTATATTGCCTAGAAAATTTATCAGCTAGTAATTTAGAAAATCCATACATATTATTAGGCATATAGTCGTCATGCGTATCGTCAAAATGCTCAGCATTACCGTACACCGATGCTGATGATGCATATACCAATGGTATGCCAGAAGAAGCACAAATACTCATTATGTTGCATGTGTATTGATAATTATTCTTCATTAGGTATTTGCCGTCAGTACAAGTAGTCGCACTTTCCGCACCCATATGGTAAATACCTCTAACAGTCTTGGTATCTGCTAATAAACCTAGAAGTTCTATAAAATCGTCTTTATCTATATAATCTTTAATATCTAAATCTCTAATATTATTAATTTTTGAGGCATCAGACAAATCGTCTACTAAAATTATATCATTTTCTCCTCTATTATTAAGTTCTTTAATTATTCTACTACCGATAAATCCGGCTCCGCCTGTTACAATTATCATTTCTTCTCCTATGGAAATATTGGTTGGTTAATCCTATAAGTAGGATTCCCGTCAAATTTCATTTCTTCTGTTATGTATGAACTATGTAAAATAAAATTTGGATAGATTATCATTCTATTCCACTTCATTTCAACAACTTCTATTAATTCCCAATCCCCGACCGAATCTGATATCCATTTCCTGTCTGGTACTCTATCTGTTTTGTTTGTAGAACAAGGTGGGTTATTCTGATCAACAGTTTGTTTACCGTCAAACTTATAAAAACTTGTACCACCACTACATTCCTCATCGTAATTTAAGTAAACAAGTCCAGCTAACCCGCCCATCTTTGGTGTCATCCATTCTATTCCATCTATATCTTCTATCAATTCTACAGGACCATCTACATGAGGTGTACCCAACGTTCCTCTATTTAAGTTAAATTGGGGTTTTGTTAGTATTATATTAGCATTAAAATCACCAGTTTCAAAAGCTTTTAAAATGGATTCATATGACCAATTCCTAGCGTGATGAAATGTACTAGTTGTTAATTCCCACCATAATTTAGAAATACTAGATAAATCTAATTTAGCATGAACTCTTTGTCCTTCTAACCCAGCCTTCATCTTGTTCTGACTAGTCGCAGGACTTGTTAAACACAGATCCCTAACTAACTCCGGATTTACATAAACGTCATCTATAATAACTGCAGGTAAATCTCCGATTGAAATAATATTAATCTTGCAATTTTCATTTATCCTAAAAGTTTCTTTTTCGTCTATGATGTTGGGTTTCTTCATTTGTTCTTCACTTCAATAATCAACCCGTTATGAGGAATATACAAATATTCAATATCACTATCTTTAAGCGTTCTTACCGCATCATCGAGAGTTTCAACTAAAGGTTCACCACCTAAGTTAAATGAAGTATTAAATAGAATTGGTACACCAGTTCGGTCATAAAATTCTTTAATCATTTCATAATATATCGGGTTTTGGTGTTCCTTAACCGTTTGGATTCTACAAGTGCCGTCTACATGAATGATAGCGGGAATCTTTTCTTCAACTCCTGGTTGACAATTCATAGCATACATCATATGAGGAGATTCTTCTAAACCTCTCATATCAAACCATTCGTCAGCATGCTCATGTAAAATCGAACCAGCAAACGGTCTAAAGTATTCTCTATGTTTAACACTATTAACGTAATCTTTACCATCAAGACTTCTTGGGTCATATAGAATTGAACGATTACCTAATGCTCTTGGACCATTCTCACAACGGTCTTGGAATAGGGTAACAATATTACCTTTTAAAATTAAATCAACTGCGTCTTTGGGTGTTTGATTATCAAAAACCCCAGTAGCACCATAATTCTTAGCAATTTCTATAATCTCTTCAGTAGGTTGTTCTTGAACTGGACCAAGGTAAAGCGACTCAGCAAAAGGTCGTTGAACTTGGTCACCATTAATGGAGTGATGTACTAATAAAGCTGCACCCATTGCTGTACCAGCATCGTTTGAAATTGGTTCAACGTATATGTTAATGTCTTCGTCTTTCAACTGCTCTAAGTACCAATAGTTAGCAACACAGTTTAATCCATAACCACCAGATATAACTACATTCTTTTCTCCAGTTTCTTTCACTGCTTTACGTATTAAATCTAAAACCATTTGTTGAGATTCGGTCTGTACCGCATATGCCAAATCCCTACGGTTTTGTAGTAATGTGACATCTCCTTTTAAATCCTCTTCAGAAGTTGCTAATGATTCATATCGTCCAGAATTAACTAATGCCCCATTAGGGTATGTTGGAATAATAAGATTTCTATCTGTAGTTTTCCATAAACCTCCACCACCATCTGTGTAAATATCGGGGATTTCGTCATTAGGTTTACCATAAGGGAATAGACCCATAGTCTTTCCTGCTTCAATAGGACTCCAACCGCAATATTGAGTCACTGCCTCATACGCTTTTACAATACCAGCAGTATCGTCAAGGACTAATTCGTGAGTTCCTTCTTCTCCTTCACGTTCGCTATCTATTTCTAGTCTAACTCCACCCCAAGGACCTCTACCACCTTGATGTTTATAAATGGTTTTAAATTTATCGGGGTAATTACAACTAAAAATAGATTCCAATTCCCAAGTCGTTTCCTCAACACCATTCATATTCATTGGTATATATGTTCCAGCACCGTCAACGATAACAGCACAGGCAGATTCAAAACCAGAACGATAAAATGCACAGGCGGCATGAGATTTATGATGCCATTTATGTAAATCTAACACTTGTTCTTGGGCATTGTCAATCAATCTCATCTTCCTAGCAAGACCTTGATATACGGTATCACCACTAAAATCGACTCTACTTTCATCTGGTTGCGTATGAGAAATGACTAAATAATCTAATTTATCAGTATAGTCTAGAATCTTCATCATCGATGCATATGGACCACCATCATATTTCATTCTACTTAATCGTTCTTCTTCAATAGCAAAAACTACTTCACCGTCTTTCAATAAACATACACCACCGTTATGTCCTCTAGCAATTCCCGCAATCCACTGACTCATATTATAATTCTCCTAACAAATTTTGTGTGTTAAATTTATACTCTGGCATACCGTCAGATGCCGGAATAGTCCCACAACCACCAGTTTGTTGAGGTGGAGTATAAGCACCTTTAAATTTTTCAGATTCACCCATAAACGACTTAACTGAATCGACAACTGTTTCTTCTTGAAATTCATCCATCATAATAACATCATCATTAAACCTATCACGTTCGTCGTCCATTGAAATTCTAATAGGACTGTAATTTCTTTTCCCTAAACCGATATCTATAATATCAAAATCTTCAAAATCTGGGTATGAAATGTTTTCTGGGTATGTCGAACCAACCACAACAGTTGCTGTTTTACCTAACGCTTTTACTATATGTTGCCCTACGGAATCGCAACCGAGGAAATGGTCTGACGAATTTATAATAGATGCCCATATTCTTAGATCTGGTATTTGCAATGTAGCGACTGGATTCTTTTCATTGTCTGGTAATTGAAGAGGATGCTCAGACATAACAATCACAGCATATTCTGTTCTCAACTTTTCAATAATATTAATTATATTTTGTAATTCAATAGATCTACTAGTTGGGTCAACAAGAAATTCACCAACTTTTTCCACAGAACGACCAAAAGGTTGAATAACAACGACTTTATTTTTTCCAGTAGTTGCTTTTATTTCTTGAACTGTATTATAACCTTGAATCATTTCCATTTTATTCAAATGCAAAGATGGGTCGACTAATTCACGTGGACCATCCAATTCGTTTATTTGAATATCAAATGCTTGAGCAAGATTACAATTTTGATTGAAATATTCGTTGACTCGATATGGTTCTGGAGAAACAATGTCTTTATCTTTTAAATGGACTTCAAAAAGACCTTTATGCCAATTCTCGTAAACGTGACTACCTAATATCGGATGTCCTCTATAAAATTGCATTCCGCCCTCTGCAACAATAATAAAGTCCTTATCGCCAGATTCTTCAGCATATTTTTCCAATGCTGGAATTGAACATAGTACACGACCTGCACCACCGTTTATAAAAAACGCCTTAGAGCGATTGCTCATTTTTCACCTCACTTGTTAATAATATAAAATTAAAGATTATAGTGTTATTATACTATACTCTTATGTAAAAGTCAACCAAAATACAAAATTATTTATAAGCAATAAAAAACCCCAATTAAGGGGTTTCCGTTTAATTTGTCTTTAATTTTACAATTGATCCATCACCGCTTTTGGCACTTTTTTCACAACAGTTGTAAATGTAGCAGTACAATCAGCATCATCGTCTGAACAGTCAACTTCTGAACTCGCATTGATTTCGTCTGGTGCCTGTGGTAATACTATTAGATGTGGTTTTGTTAAGTCCCAATTTTCAGGCAAATCTCTTAACTTTTGTCTGTAATCTAACCATTCGGTTTTTATTCCCTCAGGCATGTCTGGACTCACATTCGCATCTGATGTTTCCAATAGCGAATTTCTACTTGCTCTTGTCATCTCAGGTGTAACGATATCGTCTTCATCAGGAGTTGAATATTTAACAGAACCCCATTTTTTGGTTTTTTGGTTATAACCTCTAGTCACAGAATAGTAATCATACACTTCCGAAACATGAGTTGGGTCAGCAACTGTGGGATTTAACTCACTAGCTGGTCCATTTGGAATTTCATAATGAATCGGTTCTTCAACTCCACCCCAAAGTACCATACAATGTAATGTCATTGCGTTACAGTCGACATCGACCTGAACCATATCTAAAGGCATAGGCATCTCGGTCACTGCTGTTGAATCGTACACTGCTTCAACTTCGTTAGTTTCTATACCAATCCATACTGTTAAACTTTCTGGACCATTATATTCTTGTGTCGACTTCTTACCCTCAGAGTCAGAAGTTGACATCCATTTATTTGGTAATTTATAATCGATCGTTTTTTTAATATTACTCATTTGTCATATCTCCAATTCTATTATTTCCAGTATGTTACTTTCAAGAGACCAGAAGCACCCCAACCGCCCCAACAACAACTTGCGTGTCCGAACGGTGTTCCACCACCACCACCTGGGAAAATAGATGGGTGATTACAACAACCGTGTCCAGTTCTACAACCATCTCGACCAGTAGCAGAACTCACATTAAATGGTCCACCGTTAGCAATACCTGCTTGAGAATATTTATCGTTCCAACAATATTGACTTTCATGTAATGTTCCAGAAACTCCACAGAAACCATAATCGCCACCATACCACTTTGCTGGTCTTGAACTACAACCGTAATCACATTGTGATGGGAAGAAACAAGAGTAACACCAAGTAGAACATCTGTTATACCCAGGATTTCCGCCCTCTGCACAGAAGTTAGATAATCCAGGTCCAGTAGCATAAGAAGTATAACCTCTTCTACCACAACCATTTAAACTAGTACAACAAGTACAGCATGAACATGAAGTGGTTCCACCAGAACATAAGGAATAAGATGAATTTGATCCAGGAGTGGAATTAAAATGTCCTTGGTCTTCAAATATCATTTTACTAGTAAATGCACCAGTACCACCACCTTGTCCAATCATACAACATTGACTCGGTCCACCAGAACCACCACCAGCCTGTGCTTCAAATTTAATTGCTTTAGTTCCATCAGGAACAGTCCAATTCAGACAGCAACCACCGTTGTCGTTACTCCAATGACACGTGTTCCATAACATCATTTCTTCAGGTGGTTTAGAACCACCACCAGCAGCAACTAATGAATCAACACCCGCTTGAGTGGTGTCTTCTAGACACTGCACCGAACCAGCCTGAGCAGAACAAATATCTGCTTGAACTACGCAGACATCCCTTAAAGTTTCGAAAGTTGTATTGGCAAGATATTCCAACGTGGTGTCCACGTCCTTTGCCATTTGGTTCATCTTGCCTAGTGTTAAAATATCCATTGTTATTTCCTATAATTCTTTAATTAAATACCCAAATCGTTTGTCGGGAAAGATGATTGTACAAAAATCACATCAACATCTGATAAACTTTCTGGTAAATCTCTTAACTTTTGTCTATATTCAGTAGCACTAGATGTAACAGAAGCGGGTGCATCGGTTGCTAATAAACCGTCAGTGTTTTGTAGAATTTCATTTCTTAATGACCTAACTGTATCCCAATCTCCAGCACCGATAATGTCTTCATTTGTATTTTTAACTAAAACAAATTCTTTAGTAGATTTATCATACGTTGTTTTTCTATCGTCGTATAACGCATCGGGGTGATGTGGATACGGCCATGTGAATTCATTAAATCCTTCTGGAGTGGCAATACTTCTAATTTCTCTAGTATCAACTGCATCCTCTGCGTCTAAATGATTATTATGATAATCAGATAAAACCTCACATAACAATGCATCTTTAGAACAGTCTACTACGACAGTGTCGCAGTTAAGTCTATTTGGTCTACCGTCATATGCTTCCCATTCACGTAAAACAACTTCAACTAAGCTTGTTTCTTTATCAATAAGCGCAACTAATCTAGCAGGACCGTTATAATTTTCAGTAATAGACTCTACTTTATCCCAACCATCCAAGTAGTTATGTGTAGGACAATCGTATGTGTAATCTACATTAACCGTTTCTTTCCATGTTTCACTCATCTCGAATTCTCCTTATGAATATGAAATTTTAATTAATCCAGAATGTCCTGGAGATCCCACGCAACCACCACATAGTGCATTACCACAATATGATTTCTGCATATTCATACCGCCACCTGCAAATCTATATGCCTGACAATTTGTCTCGCAACCACACCAAGACATTGAATCTTCAATATGTTGCATAATGTCATTTCTAAGTCCGTATGAAGAACCAGTTTGAGTATATCTAGAACCACAGTCACAGTTATGTCGCATCTTATAGAATTGATTTCCTGTTGCAGTAGCTGCAAAGTCTACGTTTTGTCCCATGCATAGTCCTAAACACTGAGGAGTTTCATACCAA